GTATTATAACATGCAAAATTTAACAAACAAATCAAGATTTAAAATAGATCGAACTAATTTAAAACAAGATTATGAAGATTTTATAGGAACTTACACTGGATTTTTTCCAGAAAGTTACTGTAACGAAGTGATTCAATTTTTTAACTTTTGTGAAGAATTTACTCCTATTGTTAAAAAACGACACGATGACTATGTTACAGACAGTAACATGTTTATGACTAGTTTTCATCAAGTTGGGGATTTACAATTAAACAGAGCTCTACAAGATTATACAGATCATTTTTATGAAATGTTGGATTTCTGTATTAAACAGTATATGGATCGATATAGGATTCTCCAGGGGCTCGACGGGTATGCTGTCTTTGATATGAAATTTCAAAAGACTCGTCCCGGAGAGGGCTTTCATGCATTTCATTATGAAAATGCTAGACGACAAGTTGTTACTAGGAAACTAGTTGGAATGTTGTATCTTAATGATATTGAAGAAGGCGGAGAAACAGAATTTTTATATTATCCAAAAAGGATTAAAGCTCAGCAAGGTAAATTAATTATTTGGCCTTGCGAGTTTACACATGCTCATAGAGGTAACACTCCTTTAAAAGAAACCAAATATGCTGTTACTACCTGGGTAGAGGCGTTAAACCAAAGTTAATTTAGATTCTGGACGAGTCTTAAACATAATACTCATTCGTATAGTATCACAATATGCACTTACTGGTCTAACTCCATGCCAGCAATTGCCGGGAATTAACAAACAAGAATTAAATTTAGGCAAATAGGATCCAACTATTTGCCTTTTTTCACGATCCCATATTATAGTTTCCCCGGCATAATCAACAGTCCACGTTTTATTAACATAGACAATTAAAGTTTTAGCACCTGGTAATGTATCATCAGTATGTAGTCTTTGATCTATACCGGCGGTAATGGCGTTTGCATAACATCTAACAAGCCTATCATCTTCTTGAAAATATTTTTCTTTAACATTATTCCATACAGTTTTAACAACGCCTGTTAATTCATGTTCACAGTCAAAATTTTGATCTTTGCTGTTTGTTTTTCCGCCAAAAATTATAGTCCAGTGAGGAATACTTCGAGCAGTAAGATCGTTTAATGATTTATGCCCCCATGTCCAAGAAGAATTTAATAAAAATGTTTCTAGTTCAGCAGAAGTTTCTTCGCTATCAATATTTTCGTAGTATTCGATCATGTAGATGTTTTAGGATTATTAAAAAACCAGAAAGCCTGTGTTTGCCAGGTGTTAGTAAATGGAGTTCTCCAATGTAACAATTCTGTTCCTTTATATAGTAGAACATCGCCTTGGTCTAAAGATAATTTGATTATTTGTTGTTCTTTATTACTGTATAAGAACAACGGCCAAACGTCGCCTGAATAATAGTCAAGAGTTACTGAAAAATTATATTTGCAGTTGCTCTTGTCTTTATGTGGCAATAGTATTTCGTCTTTGAAATAAATTCTACTGTAATTGAATTGATATTCAACCGGAGCAACTAAAATAGATTCTAATTTTTCTTGTAGACGTTGAGTGTATTTGTCTTGTAGTGCGTCAGAAAAAGCTGGGCTTTTTAAACATTGGTTGTCGTACTTATAATTATTATTTTTAAATTCCGACCATAATGTCTCTGACATTTCTTTACATTCTTCTTTAGTAAAGACCTGATTTAAAACAACATATTCCCATGTCATATAAATTAATTATAGACCAAGTGCTTCTCTAAAATGTTGAGTCATTTGCCCTACTATGGTTTGAGCTTGTCCTGCGTTAACAATTGTGCCGCTGGGACTACTACACAGCACTCTAGCAATTATACAATTAAAGCTAGTTGTTTGATAAGTGTGATTATCATTATCTGGACTTCCAGGAGCATCTTGATTGTTAACTGCATTAATAGAAGATCCTAACGTAGAATGTCCTATAGTTACATACAGATAATTTACACTAGGGTCGCCGGCATTGTAACTTAAATTCCCAATCCAAGAGTGTACTATACAACCATTAACTGTTTGCACATTGTAAACCTGCTGATTAGTTCTACTTCCGCCGCCGTCTGCACCAAGATTTCCGTTACTGTTCCACCCATAAGTTCTGTTTGCGCGGCCCGACGTTGCAAGTGCAAATAATGGGTAAGTGTAACCACCTGCGCCCCAGCGTAGATTTCCTCCAGTAGAGTTGCCATTATTAAAATCTAAGCAACCGCCTGCAACCTGACTGCCGTTTTCTAGTAAAGAAATGCAGTGTCCGCCGTCATACATGTCACCACCACCGTCGCTGATCTGACTCGGAGAAGCATCTAATGACCAAGAATAGAAATTGCTGTTTCGATAGTTGGTTTGACGTGCAACCATGTAATTTCTTAAGTTTTGGAATGTTGTAGTGTTTATTAAATCAATAGGTGCAGTGACAGCTTGCGCAAAACTTTGATCTACTGTTGCAGTTGCTGAGCCACTAGTCACTGTTGCACGAATAGTCCAGTTATAAGTAGTGGCGCCGCCGCTGATTGTACCAGTGTGTGAACCATTGCTGGCAACTGATGTGCCTGACGGGACGCTACCTGATACTACTGTATACGCAATTGATCCTGAACTAGCCGATGCAACATATGTTCGAGTAGTAAATGTATTACCAACGAGCTGCGACGGAAATGTCTGACTAGCAGGGGAACTCCATGAGATGGTAACAGCATTGATTGTTATAGATAGAGCAGCATCGGCGGTTAACCCTGCATTATTAGTTGCCCTAAGTGTAAAATTACTTGTAGTATTTGACGATACCGCACTAAATCCAGAAATAATTCCGCTTGTTCCGTTTAAACTTGCCCCAGCTGGCAATGATCCAGTAACTAAGCTATATGAAACACTTGTTGCTCCGGGGCCAGCACTAGCACTAACTGTAATAGTATTGCCTGCTGCTCGTTGCGCATCGGTTAATGTTCCTAAACTACCAGATGATATCCACGACGGTGGTGCTGCGCCGCCGCCTCGACCAAATCCTTGCGAACCACTTATTGAACCAATGAAAGGCATATGTTACTCCTATCCTATATTATGCATAGCTTGTATAGTTGCCTACAACAAACCAAGTGCTTGAAATTCTTAACAATGTAAAAGTAGCAATGTCAATTTTGTTAACTCCGGGTGTTGGGACAGTGTTGTTTGCCCAGCGTATTGTTTGACCAACTCCTGCAATTTGCACTGCGCTAGGATAACGACCTGTTCCACCTTGATTAATAACTAACACCATAGCAATTGCTCTGTTGTCAGTAGTGGGCACGTTGGTAAAGTTTGCTGTCCAGTTTGCTGCAGGAGTAGTGTGATAGAAAATTCCTCCACCACTGAAATCGTGCGCAACTGTACCAGTTGCGTTGGTTAGTGTTTGTGTAATTTCAGAAATTTCATTAAATGTTGCTAGACCGTTTGCACTGATAGTATTAAAAGTTGCACTATCGCTACCACCGTTGTTGGTAATAGTACCAACAGTAACAGTACCAGTTGTAGTAAGATTTTTAGACCCTAAACTAACAATACCTGTGCCGTCAGGTGCTAGCACTAAATTTGCATTAGTTTCAGATGTACTAATAGTAGTGTTAACAATGTTTAATGTTGCAGGAACTGAAACGTTGCTGGTTGTTATACCGTTGGTAATTCTTCTTCCCATTTTATTTCCTTAAATTAAGCAATTGATGTTTCAATGCCCATAACAACTGCACTAAGTACGTTGCTTGCACTTGATTTTACTATAAGGTATTTTCCAGTGTCCATAACAATACCTGTTCTTTCAAGAACACCTTTTGCTGTAATATTAGCATCGTACTCTATGTATTCACCGTTAGTAGGTGTAGTTGCTGAGGTACTAACTGCTATACGAACTTGTATAGTACTAGCACCTCTATTACACAAGCTAATTGATGCTACTGTAAATGTACTTGCTGCTACTGGGCCATAGACATTAGTGTCACCTGTAGTTGTTAAGTCCGTTGCTCCTAATCTTCCTGTTGCCATATAAAACTCCGTTTATGTTAAGAAATAACTCAGGGCTGTTGGTAATCCTCTTACCCCGCCTTGGAAATTAAATGTTGCTTTCATTAAAATTGTGCCACCGGTTGTTGTTGTAATCTGAGATCCAGATATTTGAATAAACCCGGCTGTAACACTATTTACGTTCAATGCAGCACCACCACCACCAATTTGTGATGTGATATATGCTTTAATTGCTCTCTGCGTCGGTACGATGTTATCTGAGTTAGCTGTAAAGAAAGGATCTGTTGAGAATTCTGAAATCGTTGCCGAACTTCCGCCTAAACTTACAGCACCTAATGTAATTTCTTGCAACCCTGAAATATTAAATGCATCTGCGTTTAATGTTGCAATACCAGTTGACTGTTCAATAGTAAACAAGTCTCCGACCCTAAAGTTACCGTCTTGGTCAGTACTTGTAAAGAACACTCGGCCGCCATTGCTTTCAACAGTTTCATTATCTTGTACTGGTTCTTGTGTAGGTGTGTTTGGATAATTTGTTTCAGATAAATTTCCAGTTCCGATATCTAAGAAATCGTGTCCAGTTAATCGTACTTGACTATATCTAATTCTTGTTGAAACACTGACTGCATCGTTAGGTGAATCAAAAAGTGACACATCGGGACTAACTTGGAAAAATGCTGAATAACTACCATCGTACAGTCCAGCTAACGAAACAATGTTAACTAGTTTAAATGTTTGATTTGGTAAATGTCCAAATACTACATTAGATCCGGAAACTGGTTCTGATGTTAATCTCTTAACAGCAATAAATTGTCCGCTTTGGAAATTACTAGCATAACCGTCACCTGTATCTAGTTCGACACTAGCTGATAAGTATCCGACTCCTCTATTAGTAAAACTTGGATTTGCAAGGGCACCGTTACCGATTCTAACGCTAGTCGGTGCTTCGTAGATGTTATTCGGATCAGTAATAGTAATAGTTGGCGCAACTGTGTATCCAGATCCTGGTTCTAATAGTCTAATAGCAAAGATCTTGTTATTTGATACGTATGCTCGAGCTCTAGTTGTAGCACCTACTAATATAGAACTTGCTACTGTTCCTGCTGTACTTCTTTGTACTGCTACCCAAATGCCACTTTGGTTAGGATTGCCGTGGGCAACACCACTAAAGCCGTTGGCTGCTGTACTAGTTGTTCTCGAAGTCCAGTTTATACCATCTTCAGAACTTGCAGCTTGTGTTGACTGGCTTACTGCTAAAAACACGCCTTGACCGTAGGCAATTCTTGTCCATTGTGCAGTAGCCGGTAGTGTGCTTGCAGTCCACGTTATACCGTTTAAACTATAAGCAGCAGCAGTGCCGCTAGTGTTCGATACTGCAACAAATCTATTGTTACCCCATGATATTGACTGCCAGTTAGAACTAGCTAGTCCGGTTGCTGCAATCCAGTTTACACCACCGTTTGTAGAGTATGCAGATGTAGTTCCGCCACTAGCCACTGCAACAAATTTCCCACCACCGTAGGCAATGCCTGTCCATGCTGCGCTTGTCAAAGCTGCACCGGTCCCACCTGCGGTCCATGTTATACCACCATTGGTACTGTATGCGTTAACTGAGCTGCCTGTGGCAATTGCCACCCAACGACCGTTTCCATAGGCAATTGCGGTGTAAGAACCAGCTGGTAGTGCTCCACCAGCAGCCCATGTTACACCACCGTCTACAGAATATGTTGTGCCGGTAGTTCCGCCACTGGCAATTGCCACTAGATGATTAGCAATAGGTGCTGCTGTTCCTGTTGTTGCACCGCCTGTGCCGGTAGCAATAAATCTTGTGCCTACTATATTAGCACTGGCACCAATACTAGTCCAAAGAGTATTACCTAATGTTAGTATTTGATAGGCTCGACCTGTTACAAAAGACCCAGCAGTTTCTGTCGCAGTAAGGGCACCCTCTGCCATAGCAATCCATGTGGTATTTGCTGCCAGTACTCCGGTTCTAGCTGTCCACGTTGTTCCGTTAGCTGAAGTATCAACTGTGTTTGTTCCAGTAGCAAGAGCTACAAAGTTTCCGCCTGCAGCATATCCGCTGAATTCAAAAGCCTGTATAGCACCAGTAATACTGTTAACTGATGTAATAGTAATAGTAATATCGTTAGTAGTACTTGCACCGCCTAAATTTGTTCCTGCTAGAGTAATTGTGTCTAATCTAGCATATCCAGTACCAGCATTTATAATATCAACAAATGAATATTTTGTGTTTTTTCTAGTTACATTAAAACTAGCACTCAAGCCGCTACCTGATGTAGTTCCAGTAACTGAAGTATAAAGTTTAGTAATTGGTGCATACTTAGTATCAACCCACGTTAATGTAGATGCGGTTGTTCTAGCATTAGTGCTGTAACTTGGCGATGTGAATGAAATTCTAGGTTCAATTATATATGTAGTAGAAGCATCAGGTGATACAATAGTTGTACCTGATACCACATGATCCCACCCAGCAGCACCAGTAGTCTCTCTAGTAACTGTTGCAATTTTTGTACCAGCATTGTATGTAGCAATGATACCAAATTGTCCTGCACCACTACCACCTGTTAGATAAACTTTCATACCAACGTATGCTGCACTAATTTCACTATCAGTAGCCGCAATGGTAATTTGTGTAGCAGTTCCGCCTTGGGCTGTGTTAGCGTTTGAAATATAGTCAATACCGCCATAATTGCCGTCAGCTTCCGGAGCATCAGTACTATCATCAATGTTATCTAATAATCTAACTTGAAAGACTGCGCCGTCTCGGAATTCATCTTGTTCGGTTGCTGCATTTATACCTGCACCACTAATAGCCCATGTGGCAGCAGTATAATCAGTTCCTGCATTGTTAAATTCAAATTGATAAACAGTATCAACAGAATTTGTAAGTACTGATCCTACTTCTGCTCGGAATTGTTTATTATCAACTACTGCAGTATTTGGAGTTTCTGTAGAATCGAATCCTTCAGCTACCGATCCAAAGTCTCCGTAAGAATTATTACCATTAGTACCACGAATACGTCCGCCATTCTCAGCTAGGTATCCAATATGAGAATAGTATGAGAATACTGAAACAAGTTCAGCTCTAGCATTATTAGTAATCCATGCTCCAATACCGTCTGATATAACCTGTGTAAAGTCATTAGATGTAATAGATTTATTGCCGCCATTGTGTAAACTACCGTCTACTTTCTGTCCAATTGCAGCATTACCAAATGTTGTTACGTTTTGTACGTACGGGCTACGACTAGTAATCCATGTACTAGAGTCAGCAGGGCCCCATCCTGGATCTAAACTTGCATATGCACCTGCACTAACCCTTGAAGTTCCGTAAGCATTAGGTGCTAGTAGATCTCCGCTTAAATCAGCTAATGTTTGATTTCTTAGACCTGTACCATTTCTTAGATAATACATGTCTTCTTCTAAGCTACCGGCGACTGCATTAGAATAATAACGAGCTGCTAATAATGATTTGTAGTTCCCTGGATACTTAAGATCATATTTGATAGCGTCAATATACGCATTAACATCTCTTTCACACGCTGCAGTATCATAGAACAAACTTACAGTCATTGACCCTGAAGGAACAGTTGCTAGATTTATTGGTGTTGTTCCGTTAGCCGCAGCTGCAATTTTAAAAGTAGTAGGGCTTACTACATTTTGCACATAGTATTGTATACCAGCGTCAACATTACCAAATACTGCACCGCTAAATGAAATAATTGTATTTCTTTGCAACCAGCTAGTGTCACTAATAGTTAATATATTAGACCCTGAGGTAGTAGCTGTTACTGTGCCAGTGTACGTAGAGGCAATATATGCAGAAATTTCATTTACCATGTAATCTCTGTTACGTTCTAATTGTAAGACTGCATAGTAGATATTAGCGAATCCATCAACACACGACGAACCTTCGTTAGTTGCACCAAAGAGAATGTCGTCCAGCGTGGTCATTAGCGTTTCAATACGTGCTTGCGCGGTTGCATCGCCGCCAACATTTGATTTAGCCAGTGTTTTTACATAGCTAAATGCTGCACGAGTGGCTGCTTTCTGATTTAAACTGAATACATCACTAGCTGAACTTCTTAAATAGGCATAAGCTGCTTTAATTGTTTGAAAGTTGCTGTTAAACATGAAGTCGTAGCCGACTGCATCAAGAATAATTCTTGCATCACGCTGACACTTGGCACTGTTGTAGCTTAATGTTGGATAGTTAGCGGTAATGAAACTAGTCATACTAGTTACAATTGTACCTACTGCTGCACTAAGTGTAGTATAAGCAGTAATCAATGCTGTAGTTGTTGTTACGCTATCTGTTGCAATTGGCCTATCTTCAGTGTCAACAATGAATGATAATCCAGAACCGTTAGTTAAACTTCCTACGAGTGTTCCACCAAAACTAGTTGACACTTGGAAGGCAGTGCCAGTTAATCCTGAAGCCAGTACATAATAACGAATATCTGCTGTTAGTCCAAAAGCAGTTACTCTAGGAACAATAAGATCACCTGCGGCCAGGCCGTGGGCCCCTGTAGTGTTAAGTGTATTAGTTGATGTAATACTTGTTACAGTTAAGTTTGGTCTAAATGTTGTGGCGCCGCCAGTTAATATAGCAGTAATAATATCTATATTAGCACCAATAAATGAACTAGCAGAAGATCCTGTTGTTAATGCACTATCTGTGAATTGAACAGCATCGTTAGTTGCAGATCTAGTAACTGTTGTGTTAATAATAATCTGCTGCATTACAGTTTTTAATCTATTATAAGATGCAATAGTTGCAGTTAACTCAGTAGAGTCAATCATTAATGTGCTGCCAACACCGTCAAAGTAGGCTAGGCCTGCATTTAATGTCTGTGTGCTACCGCCATAGGTTAGATCATATACCATTGCATCTACAACGTATCCAACATCTCGCTTGCAGATTGTCTTAGAATATTTTATACCAGGATATGTTGCTGTAATAAACGCAATAATTTCTGCTTGCATGAATTCTTTATTTTCTTTTAATAAAGTTCTTGCATCACCGTAACCAATTAGATATGAAGAATTATACCCTGTAGGATTTGGATAGTTAAACAGTACCGTTGTTCCAAGATTGTAGTCAATCTTGTGCTGCATTGTTCTTACTAATTGTTGTACACTAGTTGCCTGTTGAGCTGTAGCAAGTGGCCAGCCGTTATATTGGATAGAAGTATTTCCAGGACTTTCAGTTACGTTTGTTCCTAGAACAATCTGTCCAGCAACTGTTTCTAAACGTCCTAAAGAGCCTATACTATATTTTGTATCGTATCTACTAACAAGACTACCTGCTGGGCCGGCATTAGTTGAACGTAGTTCGTCTCCCATGACACATGTTTCGGCTGGAACAATAATAGGCAACACTTCACGATATCTACCTGTTCTAACTTGAATTAAATTGTTAGGAGCATATCTAGCAGGAATATTGTCTGCATTTTGATCAGCTAAGGCATCTGTAATAATAGTAACTAATTCTGTAATAGCAGTCATTGCTCCCGCTTCGGCAGTATAATTTGTATCAATATACTGAGGAACTACTGCTGTAGAATTATCTCCATTTAATACTTGATAATTAACTGCAGGAGCTTCGTTGTTTAACACTGACTCTATAACTGTAAGCATATAGTTATATGCTGCAATATCTTCATCTGCTTCTGCTGCTAGATTTACATATACACCAGGATTGTCTTCAGTAATTGCATTAACATAGGCTAAGGCTGCGCCTCGACTTTTAACATTGCCGCCATGTCCAATGTCATATAATAATGCATCAATTACTAATCCAACATCTCGTTCACAACGATCTTGAGCGTACACAAAACTTGTTGTAAAAGGTGCTGTATTTGTAGTTACCTGACGATCAATCCATTCAGTAACTTCACGTTGTATAAATGGTGTGTTTAGTTCAAGTAAGCGTTTGGCATTGGGATTGCGAGGTCCTCGTTCAACTTGTTCACAAGCATAACGAATTGTTTTCCAAGGCTTATCTAAAGTTTTTCCATATATAGGGGCAGGGATGTCTTCCCCAGTTGGGCTCACATAATAAGCGTGATCGGCGGTGCCCCATGATACCCACTCAGGAATACTGTCAGCACTTACACGTAGAATTTGCCCTTCTTGTCCAATAGGTAATCGAGTAGGTCCTGCACCTCCAAAATATACCATGTCGCCTAGAGTAGTAAGTACAGAAGTTTCACTACCAACATTAAACAAATTCCAATAGATATTAGTAATATCTAAATCTGGTCGACTGTTTGCTTGGCCTCCGCCAGTTGCTCCCACTGTGGAAACATCATCACCTTCTGATCTGTGTGCTAATACGCAGATATAAACGTTTGAGCCATATCTTACTGTGTCGCCTATAACGTATTCGGCATCGTCGCTCCATAGGTCTCTCCAGTTAACGCCTGCGGTTAACTGTGACCAATAGGCTGCATTAGGAGGTTTTGCTGCAGCAGTAACAGACATAGTGCCTGCGGCAGTAGTCGGAGTAAAAATTGCTCCGGCTGGAGTGTTACTGATAGTAAAATTAAATCCGTCAATAACTTGTCTTACATAGTATGTACCGTTGGTAAACACATTACCAAAAGTAGTACCTGTAAATTTAACAGCCATGTTAGCAACCATGCCTGTAGTACTGGCTACTGTAATATATTTTGTACTAACATCGGTTGCTGATGCAGTTGTTGTTATAGCCGGAGCATCTGTAGTGGCTAGGTATGTATAACCATTAAGTTTTACGACTTCACCTATTTTATAAGATGTAGTGATTGCCCAATCAGATTGATATTTTAAACCTTCTGAGAATAAATCCCAGTTAGCTGTACCTACTAGAGGATTTGAATTTGTATGCTGCGTCTTAGCTACATATTGATTTCCGCCATAACGAACAACGTCACCTGGCTGGTAAGCAGCTCCGCTACTCCATGTATTTTCAAATTCTAAACCTTCTACAAACTGTGACCAGTTTGCAGTGTCGCCTGCAAATGTTGCGCCAGCACTATGTTGTGTTGTACAAATCCAAAGGCCGCCGCCATACTTCACTACATCGTTTAACTTATAACGTGTAAGAGTAATCCATGTATCTTTATATTCTATACCAGAATTGAATACGTCCCAGTTAGCTATATTATTTTCAAGACCTAATGCAACAGTAGCGGCACTAGTATGACCTAAGTTACAAACATATGTATAACCGCCGTACTTAACTAGATCATTTAATTTGTATCGTGTAGAAACAGTCCAGTCGCCTTTCCAGTCAAATCCTTCGGCAAATATGTCCCACTTGCTGGAATCATTCTCTAATCCCGAGGATGCTGTTGAAGCACTAGTGTGTCCTAAATTACATAAGTAGACATTTCCACCGTATTTGACCGTATCACCAATTCGATATGCAGTAGAGATAGTCCACGACCCCCGCCATGCTTGGCCGTCAGTCATTAAATTCCACTTTGATGGAACAAAGTTTAAATCTGTATTGAAGTCAGCAGCAGATATATGACCAACTACACAAATATAGGTTTTACCACCATATCGTATAACATCATCTTTTAGGTATGTGATGCCTGTCGACCAGTCATCTTTCCATACAAATTTAATTCTACCTAGTTTAAACTCTGCCATTATTCACCTCAATTTTATGGAGCTCTTGTATTTAGCAACTCAAACATTATCTTTAAACGAACGATAAAATAGAGAAGATGCTACCATCATTCCGTTAACACCTATGCCAGCCCCAGCAAAATTTGCCATAACAGGAATATCAATAGTTAGTTGAGCAGAATTGTCAATTAAATTAGGTCCTACCCTAACTGTACCGGCAATAAAGCTAGATGTTAATAGATCAGAACCACCAATATTTAATCTAGTAGCCAAATATGATTTTATAGCACGTTGTGTTGGTACAATGTTGTTAGAATCTGCAATGAATAACGCATCAGTTGAAAATTCTCTAACAACTGCTCCTGATCCGCCTAATCGCACACCGCCTAACGCCAATTCTGTTAGTCCGTTTAGTTCAAAGAAGTCAGCACTGATAGTAACAATACCAGTTGCTTGTTCTACTGCAAATAATTCACCAGTTCTAAAATTACCACTTTGATCGGTACTTGTGTAGAAAACTCTACCTCCGTTTAATTCTTGAACTTCATTTTCTGGTGCTGATGTATAATTACCTGTAGAATATAATGTTGGATAATTTGTTTCTTCAAAATTTCCAGTTCCTATATCTAAGAAATCGTGTCCTGTAATTCGAACTTGACTGTATTTTTCGCGTATTTCGACTTCTGTATTTTCTAAAAACTCATCGTCATATGTTATTAACGGACTTACTTGGAATGTAGATCGTAATGTTCCGTTTTCAGAAGTTATTTCTATACCTGTTACAACCACGGTATAAACATTGTCTGAGCTGCCAAATCTAAACTGAGCTCCGGGTCCGGGAATTCTCTCAAGACCACTTAATGTAACAAAACGACCTCTTGGAATAATATCAGCAAATCCGTCCCCAATTACAGATATAACTGTTGTACTAGTTCTATAAGCATTGCCTCTATTTAAGAAAGTTGGTTGCGCTAATACTCCGTCTGCTATTCTTGGATTCACATATGCATTAGAAGTATTGTTAGGATCTGTAAAAGTAACAGTAGGTGCCGATGTATAACCAGACCCTGGTTCCCATAATTTAATTTGAGCTATGTTTCCGCTTTCAACTACTGCTCTTCCTAGAGTTCTAGCACCAGTAAATATTCTGTTTATGTCACTGCTTGATGTTGTAGGAGCTGCAATCCACATAGGTTGATTATTTGATACTGTAGAGTCTCCTAGTGTTACATCAGGATTTCCAAATCCAATAACACCCCATCGATGTGATTCTGTTAAAGTTCTGCTAGTCCAAACAATACCGTCGTATGATGTAGCTGCAAATGTTGTCGGTCCGGCAGTTGATGTTTCACATACAGCAAAGAACACACCTTGACCGTATCTTATTTGTTTCCAGTACATTTCTGTTGCGCTAGGTTGAGGCATCCCTGCAGAAGTAGTATACCATTGTAGGCCGTCAAAACTGTATGATACGTCGCCCGATGTAGAAACTGTAACAAATCTTCCGTTACCGTAGACAATACTAGACCAATCTTCTGGAGAAGAATCTTGCACCTCTACCACAGACGAAGTCCATGTCCATAAAGTTGTAGTTGCATTATAAGACCCAACCGCTACAGCATTACTACTGTTAGCAATTGCTACAAATTTACCTTTACCGTAGGCAACATCTTTCCACTCGTTCAATGTCGAGTCACCTATAGTAGGCAATGTAGTTGTTAACCAATTCGTACCATCGAGTGTATATGCAGCGTCAAGGGTACTACTTGATACTGCAAGGAATACTCCAGTTGTATTGTCTGTAGCTAAACCGTATACTACACTGTTCCAAGTTGCCGTTGAGGGTAATGTTGTTGTAGTCCATGAAATTCCATTAGTAGAAAGCACAGCATTTGAACTATTATATTGTACTGCTACAAATTTATAATTCCCGTATGCAATAGATGACCAGTTACCATTAAACGGTAATGGAGAGGATAACCAATTAGATCCGTTTGAAGAATATGCGCTAGAGCTTCCGTTGTTAGGAGTCATAACAAATCTTCCGCTGGATGCAGTGCCCTCATATTCAAAAGTTAAGATTGAATTAGTGCTGTCATCTGAAATTGATTTTACTGTAATAGTAATATCGTGTTCTATAGTTAATCCGCCGACGTTTGCTCCGTTAATAGTAATAATTTGTTCATCTTCGTAGCCAGCTCCGCCATTTAATAAAGTTACAATATATGATCTTCCAGATTTAGTAACATTCCAAGTAGCAGTAAGTGGTGCAACATCAATCGTTGTACCTAAACCAACTGTTCCACCAACTCCGCTATACACTTCTAAAGTTTCTCCGTAGACTACTGCTGCCCATGACGCAGTAGTTGGTGAAGATACTAGTTCAGCAGTAAAAGAAGGAGCACTAAATGTTACTCTTGGTTCAAAGAGATATCTAGTACCAGTTGTTAGTAAATCTTTAATAGGAGTTCCTGGAATAACATGATCCCATCCTGGCTGATTGTCACTTTCTCTATATACTGTAACTAATTTTAAACCTTCATCATATGCTTGAACATATCCGTATTGGCCAGTTCCTTCACCACTAGTTAATATAACTCTAGTACCTAACAATGTTTGTTCGGTATTTTGATCGTTTGTAGCTAAAGTAATTGTTAATCTGTCCCCGTACTGAGCATTGTTACCTGCAAGTATGTAATCGCCGGCACCTTCAATGCCTGAAGGATTTCCAGGTGCATTTCTTACCTGCGCTTCAAATACTGCATTATCTCTATATTCTTCTTGTATTAAACTGGCGCCAGTTCCTGCTCCAATAATTGTATATACTGCATTAGAATAGTTTTGTCCTGCATTTGAAAATTCTACTACTAAAATTTCATCATTAATTTCTCCGGCAAATGCATTTGCAATTTGCGCTTCTTCGGTACGGTTATTTACATATCCGTATGCAGGTGTCTCTGTAGGATCGTTTGCATCTGCAATTGCACCAAAAGATCCGTAAGAACTATTACCATTAGTTGCACGAATAATTCCACCGTCTTCTGCAAACATACCAATGTGTGCATAATAAGTAAACACGGACACAAGTTCTGCTCGGCCGCCATTTAGTACATGGGCGCCAATTCCGTCTGATATAACTTGTGTAAAATCGTTTGATGTAATAGATTTATTACCACCGTTGTGCAAATTACCGTCGACTTTTTGGCCCGTAGCAGCAGTACCGAACGTTGTTACGTTTTGTATGTATGAAGATCTTGATGTTATCCAACAATCTTCGTGAGCTGGGCCCCATCCTGGATCAAGAGAAACAAACGAGCCGCCGTTAGGCCTTTGATACAATTCAAATTGGAGTTGTGGAGACAACTCTCCTGTTAACCCAGATAATGTTACATTGCGTATACCCGAACTGTCGCGTACATAAAACATATCTTCTGATGCAGACCCAATAATATCATTTGCATACCATCTTGCTTCTAAAAGAGAGTTATAATTTCCAGTATATGTAATATCTGTTATCCAAGCATCTATATATCTTTTAATATCTACCCTACGACGAGCTTCATCGTATTGATAAGACGGAACTAACTCGTTAATAAATGCTACTCCTTCTGCTGCTAAAAAATCTTTGTTAGATTCAAGAATTTCTTTTGCATTAGAATAAGTTGTAGAATCAGTGGGGGTCATTGTACCTGTTAATGAAGGCGGAACTCCAACGCCGAGTATTCTGCTGTTGATATAAGTTTTCATATCAACTATGATATTTTTAATTTCTGTTGCTACTGGTATTGTGCTGTAATCTGAAGGACTTGCTGGTATATATTGCGTTTCTAAATTTGTTACACTTTTTGTAATTTGTATACCGGTGAGTATGCTTTGAATTATATCATAAAATCTATCAAGAATAACAATAATAGCAGGTCTATCATCAAATCTTTCTACGCTAGGATCATTAGGTTTAATTGTTGTAGAACGTAATTCAGCACCATCGATAGCAGTATTTTTTGGAACAATTATTGGTAAAACTTCTTTATAGATACCTGGCCAAATTTTAATAGTTGTAGTTCCGAGATACCCGTCATTGGCCTTCCTAGCGGCAAAATGAACTGTTTTCCAAGGTTTAAAATAATTTACACCTCTATTTACATCAGTGTCATCGTCTATACCATCTGTGCGTACATGGAATATTCTAGTTAAAGTCCCCCATGCGCTATAATCTGCTACACTATTAGTTTCTACTTTTAAAACATCATCTTCTATACCAATAGCAATTCTTGTTGCGCCAACTGTACTGCCGTCGTTAGCTACGGTTCTTGACAGTCCGTATATTAATAAATCTCCCGGATACTGTGTGCCTATATCACCACCGGCAATTAACATGTTCCAGTAATTGTAGCCCGAACCGTTATCTCCAGGATATGAATTGTCTACTGACAAATGACTAACATTACAAATATAAGTGCTACCAATATGATAAACTATATCGTTTATTTCATATTCTGTTGCTGTTACCCAATTACCTTTCCATTCTTGTCCAGGTGCTAGTAATTCCCAATTTGACAGATCTAAATAATCTAAGCTACTTCCGTCTGCTACTGTATTAACTAATGCTACATAAAGTTGGCCGCCTCGACGGACTAGATCGCCTGCTTTGTAATTTTCAGTGCTGTTCCAGGTTCCTGCAAGCGTTGTAGCTTTTGTAATTAATGTCCAGTTAGGATTGCCTACACTATATGTTTCAGATTCTCCAGGCTCGCTGTTTATGTTGTTTGCGCTGCTTACATAAACATAACCGCCGTGTCTAACAACATCTCCAATAGCATAATATGCAGTATTGCTCCAATTATTATAAAAATTAAGTCCTCTTAACTCTGTAATAAAATTGTTATTATCAACATTTCCGGCAACACTAGACGAAGTATGTTCTTCTGTACAGCGTAGTAAACTGCCTCCGTACTTTACTAGATCATTGACTCTATATCTAGTGTTTATTGTGTATGCCCCAACAAATTTTATGTTGTCGTAAACAATTTCCCATGTTTCAGCAGTGCTGTCATTAGTGCTGTCACCATCACCTATAACTATACCTTGTGCTGTAGTACCAGCAACATGCTCACGAATACATCTATAAACAATACCGTTGTACGCTACAACGTCTCCTACTTTATAAACAGAAGCAGAAGTCCACGTAGTGCGCCAATTGTTGCCTTCAATAAAAATATCCCACTCTGTAATATTGGTTTCAAAATATAAAGATGAGGTATGCCCTACTGAGCATAGATATAAGTTTCCACCAGCAATAACTATTTCGCCGGGGCCATAAATCGTTGAGCTAGCCCATACACCTCTAAATTTGTAGCCATCTGTTACTCTTACCCACGCAGCAGATACTTCAGTGTTTAACGGATCTGCGAGATATGTTTGATCTGTATTAAAATTACCAGAAGTGTGTGGGCGTATGCAAGCCCAGCTTGACCCTGCATAAAAAACTATGTCATCTTCTATGTACGCAGTGGTTGTAGTCCAGTAACCTTTCCAACGATATCTAATTCGTGGTATATTAAATTCAGCCATTATTATGTTCCAGATGTCTTGATACTATATTTATATGCCGCTAGGATATGTATATTTTTGTCCGATCCTAACTATCAGTTGTCCTTCGTCGTTGATATAATAAAATAATGATCTATTATCCCATCTATATTGTTCGTAATTTAACCCTTTCCAAACAATACTATGATTATCGTCACGACCTTCTGTAAAATCATATCCGTGTTCAAAATCTGGAAATGTTTCTCCTGAATCTATGGGTAGATTTATTTCTAAGGAATCTGTCGGACTTAAAGTGTTTAATTTGCCCATGTATAAATCGCCATCTTCCGTCCTACGCAGTCCGTAAAAGTATTGCGGAGTTCCTCCGAGTACAGTATCATCTGATGATGTAAAAAAGTAGTTATTTCCTGCCATAATTTTGCTCCTTATATAATTTCAGCGTAACTGATTACTGCATCTACGCTGTTGTCAGTATCTGATATAATACGCAATCCGCATTGTTCTGCTAGGATTAATTTTTCTCCATTAGTTATCATCTTAAGACTATTATATGGAGCTATTGATATATTGTTAGCATAATAACCGGTAGTACTTGAAGAGTCAGTTATAAAAATACTAATAGTTACAATCTCATCTGTAGTGTTTGCAAGATTACAACCAATAATGGTAAATCTATTATTATCAACAGTTTGTAATACGTCTACTGC